AGCTTGCTCTAATAGTTCGCCAAAAGACTGTTCTTCATCCATGCTTAGAGTATCTGTTAGAAAACTCTTAAGCGAAAGCGCAGGGTTCTTTTGCTTCATAGCATTGGGCGTTGCCCAGAACTCCATACGAGTTGGCTCTGCGTTGGACAGATCTGATTCATCTAAGTCTGACTGAATCACACCTGTTGCCTTCACATTCACCTTTACAAGTGGTGTTTGATTCTCCCCCACTCGATCAGAACGATAGCTTGTGATCGTAAAATCATAACTACCTTCTGGTAAAACCACAGATTGTGGTATCTCTGTTGGTGACATACTTAAGAAGTCACTTACATCTTGTGTCATGGTATATACCTCCCTATTTAATTGACAACTTCTTCTTTGAGTTACTTTGGATTGCATCGAATAACTTAACTAAATCCAACTCAGCATTCGGCTCTATAGCATTTAGAGTCGGTACTTTTAGATCCATCTTGTGATCCGATACAGTCCGCAGTGTTCTCTCTGTGCCTTTGCTAGAACTCTTAGTGTCCACTCTACAAACACAGTTAAAGTATCGACCCAATTTTGTAGATAGCTTTGAGCCAACACTAGTTGGGTATGATTTGCTAATACCCAAATCGCCTTCCATATATTGCATGTGGGTTGTAACCACAACATTACACGGAACTTCTGAACCAGTTATATACTGGATAATATACTGCACATCTCGTGCGGCAGTTCCCCACTCTGGTTGAGTTGGTTGCTCAGTGGGTTTCTTGTTATTAAATACAAGTGCCCCTCTGAGTGCCGCCTCTCCCATCAGTGTAAGACTATCAATAACTAGCACGTCATCTTTAGTCCAAGTTTTTACTGATCCAAAATCTTCATCTCCATCTTTCCAATTCGAAATTAAGTTAACCCCTTTTCTAAAGGCATCAGCTTTTCCTATAGAATCTTTTAAGGTTACATATGAAACTCGTTTAACCCCCTCTGGTGTAAGCAGGTCTGGCAGTATATCTAGACCATCATCATAATCTAATATACGTAAATTTTTACCTGCATTAGCTAGTGCAGCTAGTGCTGCTGTCTTTCCAGAACCACTGTCGCCTACCAATAATAATTTGGTTACGTCTGCTGATATATGTTTTGATATGTTTGCCATTCTCTCTCCTATCTAAAGTTAAAATTAATTGTACATCTTACATTTGCATTAGTGCAAGTAGTGCTATTGTGTACAGTTGGAACATCTGTATAAACTATTCTGCCCCTCTTACTTTCTACAGCAACTGGGTCTTCATTATCAGGATAAAATTTAGTGTATCCATCATTGTTATTTACATAATATATCAAGCTGTACTCCTGTTCTCCTTGCCACGGCAACGTATTATTATTCTGAAAATCAAGTTTATCTACATGCGGAGCATGTTCCATTAAAGTATCTGATCTTGGATATATATTAATCTTGATTTGTCTCAAGTAATCCGATCCAAGGCGAACCATCAAAGGACTCATAACATCTAACATATAAGGATTGATATGATAAAACGAATTAGAAATATCAAAAGCAAAAACCCTATGAACAAAATCTCCATTGTTAGTTGAATCTAGATTGTGATTAGGACTAGCCCTGTAGTTCCAAGGAATAGACTCATCTGTTAAGATGGCTTGTTCCAATCTAGTCTGATCCACACCAGATATAAAATCGTCTATAATATTAATACTCATCTTTTAATCCGTATTATATAGTAATAAAAATAAAAGTCAATAACTTTATTCAGGTATAAACTCTATTTCCATTTCTTGAGGTAACTCAACAACATTATCTTTGCGTAAGTCCTCATGAATTTCTCTATCAAACAACTCTTCAATAACTCTTCCTCTGTGCTCTGGTGTCTCATTACAAATCTCTCTATACTTACACCCTCCATAGTTTCCACAAGCAGTAAAGTCCGCAGGATAATAATTTTTATCAGCATATATTTTTGCCATAGATAATTTATGTATTGCATCACCATACCATTCGTCAATAATGGCAGACGGTACTTTGAATACTGCACGATTAAATCTGCAAAAATTTACACCAGTTTGTACTGCGTCAATAATAAAGCCTGCAATAGGCAATTTTAATATATGTCTAGCCGCCCAAAGGTACGCATATATTTGATTGTTAGGTGCAAACTGATTGAAATAATAATCAGTTAAACTTGCTTTAGTAGTCTTAGTGTCAACTAAATACAATTCGTCATTTAACTCTGCTACCTTATCGATACGTCCTGAAAATCTAACACCATCTTCATTTATAGGTACTTCAAATCTTTGCTCTAAAGCAGGGGTTCCATCAGGCATAGTGGCAATCTTTATTGTATCTTCCCAATATTCCTCAGCCCTCCAGACAATAGCACGTAAGGCCGCTTCTAAATTTCTTGCCTTATCATCAGACTTACTCAAGTCTTCGCCGTGTTCAACAAGAACTAACTTAATCGCATCAGCCACACATTGATCTTTAGACCTACCCATAAAGCGACCATAGTCTAGTTGCTCATAACCATCATGAACAGCTGATCCAAAACCAGTTGCGGTACTATATACTTTAGATTTATAGCCTAAAATATTTTGATAGTTATAGTAACGGGGGCACGAACTAAATGCTGAAAGGCTAGACGTGTCCCATACCATTTGTTTAGCATTGCCTCCTTCCAACCATACATACTTTGGAAACTTAGGTGCTTCTATATATCCAATACCATCATCCATCATTTTATTGGTGGCCCTCCGAACCAAGTTACTAAAGAATATCGTGTCCCATTTGTTACAGGCTTTATACCATGCCATACTCCAGACGGAAAGAAAATTAAATCACCAGCTTTTAAATCTAAAGGAACTTCTTCAATGCCCAAGGTCCAGTTTGAACTTTCTTTATCCTGCACGGCTATGTAATAAAGAGACATACCACCTCCAGAAAAATTATCATTTAACAGAAGTGTAGAACTAATCTTTCTTACATTGCCTAACAAATATGCATCTGCTATTTGTATAACCTTAAATCCTTCATTGGGTGCATCATCTTTCCATTGAAATGTTGCACTTGGTCCCTGAAAACTTGTATCAGTATGAGGACGGAAATGTCCTCCTGGTTTATATTTTATAAATTGCATCTTCTCATTCACAGCAATATCAAAATCCCAGCCTGCTCGTTTATTTGCAATAGTCATCATGTTAGATATATGATCATTTATATCTTTGTTATCTAAAGTTGTAGTGCTCGCATCTCGTATGTTCTTTTCTACGCCATGTTTATGTACGTCCTGTTGCAAATCTCTTTGATAAGTTTCTGCTGATCTAAGATTATCATTGTCTAAATCTTTAATCACAAGATCTCTCAACTCTTTAGTGAAAGCATTAGAAAATTTCCAGAACAGTTGCTTTGATTGTTGAGTCATTTTAATCTCCAAATATTACGTTACCAGAAAGAACTATCCTTGGTGAGTCAGATTGATTTCGCATAGTAAAATGCGGAACCCAACCAGGGAAAAACAATAAACATTTAGATACAGGCTCTGTAGTACAAACATGAGACATTGTATCATAGTTAATGTAAAACTTAAGCATACCTCCATCAACGGGGGCATTAACATAATACACAAACGCAAAACAATCGTCATGCTTATGCATGGCAGTTGATCCGCCTTTCATATTTACTTGACCCCATATCTCTGGTTGCCCAAACTGATTAGTCATTAGTTTTAATTTAGGATTAACAGTTTTTATATGTGACATTATTTCTTCTACGGCTGACGACACATCAGGGTGTTCAGCATCTATTCGCAAGTCCTCACTCAGCGGTGTTGAATAATCATTGGAAATAAACCTACCTTGATTGTGTCTTAGCATTAAATAGTCAGCTAGATATTTATCCCTTTCACCTTTTAGTTTCCATTGGTGGTATCCATAATTAGGAACAAATGGGTGGAATGTTCCTACTGTCTCTGTAATTCCTTCTTGTATTTCTTTTTGTGTCATCTTCGTTTTCCTTGCCCTTTATATTTTTTATAACTACGTCGCTTATGTTTATTCTTTGGCTTACTTCGTATACTATTACCTATACTTGTTCTTTTCTTTGGTCCTGCTTCGTGAGCAGAATATGATTTCCATTTCTTTGCCATATCACGTATCCTTTAGTAAAACAGCCAGCGGATCTCCCTCAAACTGTTTTGGTTTAGTGGTTGCAGCTTTAGCAGTAATTCTTTTACCTGCTTTCTCGGCCGCCCTTATGTTTTCCCTAGTGCCACGAAGATATTCAATTACCTTCTGAATACCTACCTCGCTCTCAGCTAACTCCTTGGGATCCATCTCCAAGTATTCACTGGGTATTTCAATGCGTTCTTCTTCACTCATTCTACTTGCTCCTCTACTGCCAGTAGTTGTATGTCTGGCACAGTTATAAGTTGTTTGGTTTTATCTGGGTGTAGATATTGCATGGCTGAATGTGACCACTTAAATTTTTCAGATAATTCTAAACCCTTGCGTGTCGCCTCATCTTTATCGTATGCTTCGACTTCCCAATGCGTGGTGTTCATGTGTGTAAATACAACTTTATATTTTCTTTTCATGTTATCTCCTAATGTAATGTCTCATCTTCTGGGACTATATTTAAGTTAGCAAATTCTTTAAAGTTTAAAGGATCTGTTGTTTGTCCAGAGGCTAACATGGCATCTACCAACGGACCCATGGTGGATACATTACTAACGCAACCAGAGAATATCTTTAATACACCTGCTGATCCTGTCGCTAGTAAAAACATTCGTAGTGATACCTCTAGCATGGAAGCCATGACCACATTCGGCGGAAACTTTTCACACATTTCCCTGACAGGAACATCAAATGCTTTTATACATTGGTCTACCTCATCTACATACATGGCCATATCACTTCGCTTTTTAGTTTTCTTTGTCATCACTTGTCCTTTCAATTTTAAAGTTTACAGCATGTAAAGACCTTTTAGATTTCTTTAAGTAATCTTTGTCTAGCCTATTTAATTTATCTCTAACCACACGTAGCTCATCTAAATTAGTTGTAGTTACGATTATATTACGATTACGATCGCTCGTCAAGTAGTATTCTGTTTTTGTGTTCATTCAATTTTACCTCCAGTTGCTTCGTCAAACAATTCTAATTGGTCAACTTCTAATGCATGTGTAATTTTTACTTGGTCATCATCATGGGTTATCATAAGTGTATCATACTTGCGTTCGTCTACATCTTCCACATTCTTCATCTGTTCTTTGAATGCTTTTATGTATCTACCAAACCGCATGGCCAAACTAAAAGGCTTGTCACTTTTTATGACAACCGAAGATTCGTTCTCTGCTAGATATCTCTCAGCCTTTTCTAGTGCGTTTGATATATCTGTCTGTCGGTATAAATTGTAGGTTCTTGGATTGTATGCCATATGCTTGCTCCTGTTGATATTCATAATCATCTAAATCATCTAATGTATTATTGCCAGATACATCATGATATATATCATCTAGTGTGCCTGTCAATTCTAATTCGTCCAAAGCTTGATCTAATAAGATCTCTTTATCTGAATAGTTTTTCTTATATTTTTTCATGGTTAGTTTCTCCTTATTAAGTGAAATGTAAACAAAGCAGCCCAACAAAGCCACCCAATGGATACAGGGTGAGGAATAGTTGCGATTGCTCCGATCGTTAATAGTATGAATATGCCATACGTAGAAGTCCATATCATAATTTGTGCTATCATGTCAAGCATTAGTTTCTCCATTCTTTAATGTTATCTTTAATGCTTACATATTCATCTGATAACCATTCATCATTAGGCTCGCCTGTATGAATAAACATAGTAGCTTTTAAGTCATGAGGTTCGAGCAACACTGGTTCTGGTACATATCCTGCCCCCCTTTCCATCAAGTAAATGTATTCGTATTGAGCAGGGTGTACTGAGTATAGTTCTCCCTTTATTTTAAATCCATTATCTTTTCTAAAGACAATAGGAAATATTCCGTTAGCATAGTCAAGGATATCATACTTGGGGGCAGTCGTAAACTCTCCCAAAAACTTATGATCCTCGACTAAGCCGTGCAGTCTTAAATCTTTTTTAAGTGTACCATATACAAATAAATCTATATTATTTGGATTAAAAAAATTATTCGACATATGATAGCCAGCCTGTTACAATGTATTTTGTTTCCGTAATACCTGCTGAACCATTTGAATTGGTTATACCTGCATGAGCATGTGTATATCCAGCAGGCCAAAGCACTGTCAAACCTTTTTCACAAGGCAAGTCTATACCCTGATGACGGAATCTAGTGCCGCCTCTAGGTACATTATTTAAGTATGTCATGAAAACAACTAATCGCCAAGGGTGTATGTGACTTTGCTCACAATGCATTTTATGAAAGCCTTGATTAGGATAATACTTTTGTATTAAAGTATTTTCTCTGCTATCATCAAACTTACCAACGGTATGTAATAAATTAAATTTATTCATGTACTCACCCAAGCCACGATTTAATTCTTCAGTATATCTTTCGTATAAAAATCTGTTAGGATTTAATGGGACATCTGTGGAATCTTTTACATCAGGTTTATATTCTATCTTACCACATACCCCTCGTTCTTTCATCTCTGACTTTTCAAAATAGTGTATGATCTCATCACACAAGCTATCAGCAATATACCATGCATGCATGCCACTTGATTCTGGAAGTAAAAATTCTCTCATAGTCCTATTACCCTAGCCACAGGATCAATACACAACAAAGCTGACATGGTCACTCCCATGATGATAGCAATAACAAATAAATTAGGATCTCCGTTTGTCATAGTTTCGTCACCTCTCTTTTAATTATGTCAAGTAGTTTTGGATTATCACGGAACACTCCCATCAACCAATTCGTCAAAGTGTTGGTGACTTGTTCCTCGTTGTCATCTTCTTTCAATGCACCTCCGTCAGCATTTAACGAAGACAGATAAACTATGGCATGCATTATCTCATGTAGTAATGTATTCGCATAGTCAATTCCGTCAACTTCTTTTTGTATTTCAATTCTGTTTTCACGAGACAGATACTGCCCCCAACAATCGGCATTGTTCTTAGTAAAAGAAGCAGTAACTCTATCTATTTTAATATCGGCAAAGCCAACCTTTACTTTATCTAACTCTTTGATTTTATTGCTCAAAACTAATCTCCATATCTGTATTATACTTTCTTTCTTTTCTACTGTCAATCTTTTTATTAATCTTTTTATTCAAAAGACTTTCAGTAATTTCTAAATGTTGATCGCTAGGTATAATCAAAACTCGACGATTAAATCGTGCAACCTTTAAAGGTAGATTACATCTTTTAACTAGAGATGATAAATGCTGATGACTCCACTTGGCATGTGGCAAAGTTCGTCTGAAAAAATACAATGGTTTATTTTCTTCATGTACTTTACGAGCTAGAGCAGTGTGGTTTGTATATTCATCTTCATTGATACAAACTCTGTCGCCCTCATGAACATATCCCTCGTCATCTTCCCAATCATCTTCGTAATCATAGAGAGGCGAGATATATCTAATGCACCTAGCATTACGAAAGTAAGCAGGCAAGAAATCTTTTTTAGTATGCGTATGTGTTTTCATAATCGTAAGCCCTTTCTACTTCATCTTCAAAGACATGCAGTTGCGATTGCCCATACTTATCAATAAACATTTTTCTTGCAGTCGGTACATCACGCACCTCTAAAATGTATTGTGAATACTCTTGCATTTCCATCAACCAATTTTTTACTCCACTCATTTTAAGCCTCCATCTTTCTGTGCAAGAAACATAAATCATCTATTGCTAATTCAACAAAGTTATTCTCTTGCATATTTTTTAGTTCGCATATTCGTTTCATCTCTTCGTAGGTTTCCTGCGAAATTAAAAAACCTACCTTGACAATATTTGGATTAGCAGTTTTGTCCATATCAGTTTTCTCTTTCTAACTTATAAACATCAACAGGTATCGTTGATACTGTGTCAACTATTTCAGGTAAGTCGATTGATTGTGCTATACTACGCTGTGAATCTGTCACAGCATGAAACACAGCAATCAATGCCCATGCCCATATAATTCCTAATATAAAGTAAACTCCAAATAATGTTTTACTCATTCCCCATATTTCTCCCATACTTTTATCTCCATAATTGTGGGGTAACAACGATTGGCTAACGAGAACTCGCTTGGCAATACTGTTGCCCCCAAGATTCAAACTAACTGCACACACATAGTTAGGTTTGTGGCAAAATAGATACATAAACTTTCGCCACACCACTTCTCTTTGGCTCTTATCTCCTGTACGAGTACGACTTGTTTCGCTCGACCAAATGTATCTAGTGGCATGAAAGCGATTGAGTAGCCACACTCAATTAAAACTACATTGTCTTACCAATGATGTACTTGGCGAGGTTGATTATGTCAGTCAATAAACCAAGTCAACGAAGGCTTTAACTGTCGCTTTCAATTTCGTATTATATCATATATAAAATATTTTTCAATAGTTTTCTTTTCGTATATCACCGAACAAGCACCGAGTGATTACCGAATGGCAACGATTTGGGGTATGACACCCCTGTACTGCTATATAATATACGATTATTAATATATTATTATTACAATATATAGTATATATCTTTGGACAATACATACTAATCATTACATCTGCCCCCCTTGACAGATCGTGTCCAATCGGTATTCAATCGGTGTTCTTTCGGTGTTATGCTTTGGGGCGATACCCTATTACTTATTTGACATTCTGTAAGCACAAAGATCAAATAGATAGTCGGCTACACCTTGAGGATTCGAGACAACCAGATCTTCGATATCCTCGAGACTTGCCCCCACAAGCATTTCATCTGTGATATTAAACCATGAATTTTCATCAGGTTTAGAAGCCGTACCATAGATATCATCATATTTGTATGCGTCATCTCCATACTGCCAATCGTCCCAAGCAAGTCCACCATAGCTAGTTTTCTTACCATATTGAATCACAGATTTCTTATTGTTGACTACATCATAGTTATACCCAAGTCCTCTACTAATAGAATAGGTATTGGATAGCCACCCAATTCCCTTGACATCTTTACCTTCATCAGAGTTGATGATCGTAAATTCTTTTGTCTTACCATCTAAGAACACTAGCTTATCTGTACCAATCATCTCGCCCAACGATTCTTGCCATTCAAGATTGTATAGCAAGTTAGGATTGTTGGCTAGTTGTGGTTTGATAATCCACTTGATAAATTGATGGGTGTCAGACTTACCTTTATCAATCATAGGTGTAGGCAAGTTTGGTCCATTATGCATGAGCCATAAATCTCTTCCATGATCTTGTTTATTAAGAACTTGAAATGGGTGAGACATAGCTCGATTAGTTTCGCCATGCGTATTGAATCTAAAATGTAAAGCCATAGGAATGTCCATATCCTTGTATGACTTCCACATTTTTTCTACATCAGCGAAAGTTTTTGGTACAATTTTGTGGGTATGAACCTTGCCTTGATTGAATAGCATAAGTCCAAAGCCATCAGAATTGTTTTCGTAAGCACACTCTAATAAATCTCGATTGAGATTTTTAGGTGTATCAGTTTGTATAATTAAGCACATAACACACTTTCCTTTCTCTAAAGTTAAAAGTTATTGATTGACAACTGCGTCAATCGCTTGGTCATATTGTCTAGTAATAGACCTCGAAGGTATACCAGATAGATAACCTTTACGAACTAGCCAACCATAGAAGTATGGATAACTAGCACGATTCTGAGGTGATCGGTTAAACCACTTCAAGAATTCCTTGTAATGCTGATCAGATTCTCGGCAGGTATTCTGTTGTAAGAAATCAACAAGGGCATAGCTAAACTCCAATGCTCGCATGATTCCATCTTTAGTCAGATTACTTCTGAAGATTCTCAATTCAACTGTGCTTGAATGAGCCAGATTGACCGCTTCATACTTATTGTAATTGCGTTGACCACCATCTGTGATTTTCTTCTTACGCATAACTGCGTAGGAAGTACAGTCAGAATCCTCGTAGAAAGTCTCTGAACGACCAGCAATTTTCTCAATAAATGATCTGTTAAATTCATTATTGATAAACACTAACAGTTTACCAACTTGTACTGATGATAACATTTTACGATCAAGATGTATGTGCATACCTGCGGTATCAGTATTCCAACCCCTGACAAATGCCTTGCCTTCATCATCACGCAATACACCTGAATCAAATAATTCTTCAATTCGTTCTCGGTGGTATGCTAAGGTGCAAGGGGCAGACACTAGCTCGAACCCATGACTTAACGACCCATCACTTTTGAAGATACAATAATTATCCTTAAAAACATTGCGTATCTGTAATGGTAAATCTTCAGGACATCTGCTCGTAGCCTCCATCTCTATCTCAAGCCCTGACCATCTTTGTTTATGACGGGGTATGGACGATTCTGATTTAG